TTTGAAGATATACTCTCTAGCAATAGTTGCACAATCAGACTTATTCAAAGTTTGATATGTGTAACCATCAGCAGTTGGGGTTGCTTGTTTGTAAGCAGTTGTCCAAAATTTATTAGTAACTGCAACAGTACCACTTTCATCCATGCTTAAAGTTGAGCCACCTAAATCACCTAAACCTTCGATTTCAGTTAAAGTAAATCCTTTTCCAGTTGCAATCGTGTTAAGATCATTAAGCTTCATGTTAGCATAAGGCAAGCCCGCAGTGAATAAGCCACCTCTGTTATTGTTGCTCATCATAAATGAGCTAATAGAAGCGTTTTCTTTTAATCTTTGCGCTCTCAAGCCAGCAATATAGGCTGGTAAAACATAATCTAACTCAATAATTTCGCTTCCTTTCCAATCAGAATCATTTACTAATTTTAAGCAGATGTAAGGAGTAATTACTTTTGAAGCTAGTGTTGCAGGAGCTAAAGCGGTTACATGGTTAGCGTAAGTATCAGTTTTGCAAGGTATACCAACGCCATCTAAAGTAGCATTTCTAGTGTTAAATTTAGCTTCTAAATGAGTTTTTACAGTTGCTAAAAAGCATACTGGGAAAATAATGTCATATCTTGCAGCATCAATTTTAGTTAAAATACCAGTCAAAACAGGATCAGTTGCGCCACCTGTAAAAGCAGTTATTGTTGCAGCAACTCCACTTGGTAAAGATTCAACTTTAATTGAAATTCTATTACCTTCTGTTCCGTCATTCTTAGCTGTAAAGGTAACTGTTCCAGTAACATTTGCGGCAGTTACTGGTGAATTATTATCGGCAGTAATTGCGGTTACTAAATCAGCACCAATGCTTGTTGCTGTTGAAGTTGCGCTTACTGCAATTGCATATTTGTTTTTAATATAAGAGCCAACAGTTACATATAGAGTTCCCGCAACAGGGCTTGAAGCTGTAAAAGCAACTGATCCAGTAGCTTGAACGCCAGAGCCATTGTCAGAAACAATAATTGCATCTAATCTTGTATTAGGGCTTGCTTGTCTAAAAGCATCAATCATTAAATGACCAATTGAGCCAGCTCCGCAAAGGTCTTTACCTGCATTAAGTCCAGTTCCAATATTTGAAACCAAATTACCACTTGTAAAAGAACCAGTAGAAGTTCCTTGAGCTAAAATTAAAGGGATTCTTGCTCCAGCATTAATTTTTTGTAGAGAAGATAATAAAGTAAATTCTGAAATAGGATAAGTACCAACCATAATTATTCTTTTGATTTAGTTTTAAGTGATGATTTTGTAATAAGTTGGAAGTTAGATTTATTTTCTTGAAATCTAAGTTGTTCAAACCAAATAGAATCTAAAGGAGTGTTAGCTTCATCTACTTCAATTTCTATTGAAGTTTCTGCTTTATACCATTTTTTCTGGATATAAAAGTCTTTTAAAAACTTTAATTCTGCTTTCATTTTTTATTTTGCTTAGTGTGGTGAACTAAAAATTAGGTAGTGATGATACCTTAAAAATAATTAAACTTATGAAAAAACAAGTTGCAATTAATATTAGTTGTTATTAACTTTAAGTTAATAATTATCACTTATTAATATGAACTTAGACCCAAATTTTCTAGCTAAATTAGCACAAGAAAGCGCAAACGAGACAATCAAAAGCAATTTTAGAGATTACTTTAAAAAATTTGCTTATCCGTTTATTCATCCCAGTTCTCCATTAATTGAGACTTGGAGCATTGATTTAATGTGTGAATATGCACAGGCTGTTGCTGATAGTGAAATTGAAAGACTTATAATAAATATTCCTCCTGGTCTAATGAAGTCCACAATTTGGTCTTCCGCCCTCCCTTCTTATATTCTTGGCAGAACTCCTTACGAAAAAATATTTGCTATTTCAAACAAAGAAAATCTTGTAAATAGAAATATCGGTTGGACTAAAAGGATTACTGAAACGAAAAGATTTCAAGAGCTTTTCCCAGAATTTAAAGCTGATGATAGAAAAAATACAGAAACGCATTTTAGAACTACAATGGGTGGTGAAATGCAGGGCTTTGCAACAGAGGGAAATATCACAGGTGAAAGGGCAAATTATCTTTTATTTGATGATTACATGTCTTCAACAATGATGCAATCAGAAGCCACTAAAATTAGGCTTCTAAATAAGTTTGCAGATACATTTGAAAGTCGTGGAAGCGTTGTAAGAAATAGTTTTGTAATAATAGAGCAAAGACTTGGTGTAAGTGATTTAACTGGCTTCTTAACAAGAACTAGAGGCAAGGAATATACTCATTTATGTTTGCCAGTAGAGTTTGAAAAAAAACAGTATTTTTATTTTGGTGATTTTAAAAAAGAAATTAACGAAGGAGATTTACTCGCTCCCGAATTGCCAAGATTTACAAGAGAGAAAGTTGATGAATTAAAAAATCGCACTGTAGATACAGAAACAGGAATTGCGAATGGTAAGCAAGTATTTTATACACAATACATGCAGAAGCCAATTGCAGAGGGTGGCAACATGGTTGACATGAGTTGGTTTCAAAGATTTGATCTTGAAAATTTGCCTTATATGCAATTTGATTCTGTTTATGTTAGCGCAGACACAGCTCAAAAAGTAAAAGAAATAAATGACCCTTCAGGCTTTCTTAAATTTGGAGTAAAAGGTACATCTATTTATCTTATTGACCGTTATAATCAAAGGGCAATCTATCAAGACACAAAGAAAAATCTTCTAATGTTTGCCTCTAAATTTCCAACAGCAAACTCTATTTTAATTGAAGATGCAAATACTGGCTCGTCTTTAATTCAAGAGCTGCCAAAAGAGTGTAGCTTTGGCATAGTGCCAATTTCTCATGGGGGAATAAAAAAAGAAATTAGATTTTACAATGCAACTGGTGCAATGGCTAATGGAAATATTTATATTCCAAAGCAAGCTACTTGGTTATTTGATTTTGAAGATTCTTTAATGCAATTTCCAAATGGCTCTCATGATGAAGATCCTGATTGTTTAGCTCAATTCCTTACTTGGTTTAAAAACAATTCCATTGACTGGGATAAAATGTTTACGGTGTTTTAAGACTCCTCATCAACATCGCCATCAATTTCCATTACAGAAGTTTCAAATCCTTCATTGTCTAAAACATCAAAGTCAAATGTTCTAAATGCAAATACATCATCAGGTTCAACTCCATCACCTTGATTAAACCAACCATTAGCTTGAAAGGTATATTGGTGAACATAATAAGATCCATTAAATAAAAACATGCCGTTACTTACAGAAATAAGGCTTGAATATCTTATTAGCCCTAGGTTAGAACTTGGCTTAAATCCAAGTAACGCCTTGAAAATATTAGGTTTATAAGAATAGGCTCTATCTTTTGTTAAAGCGTAAAGTAATTCATCGTTTGTAGCTCCGCAAGGAATAAAAATATAAACAGTAGCATTTTGGTAAAAGTTTTCTCTTATTGATTGACCATTCAAGTTATCACTTATCCCATCACCAGTATTTCTTTGGTTTTTGGAGGTTGTTTCCTCTCCCAAAACAACAACCGCCCATTTAGTTGATTGCCCACTATCAACATCACTTTGAAACATTGCAGCGGCTCTTTCATAATCAACAGCTCCAGTAATACATGGATCAAGTCTTGCTGAAATAGTGCCTTGTGCTGGAGTTCCTAAAGTTGAGGTACAAGCATAAGTAAAAGAGGTAGATGTTGGTATTGATGCAACAGTTTTATATCCGTTGTATCCATCTTTATAAGTTGTTAGCTGAGTAATTGTGCCAGTTGCTGGGGTTGCAGGATTGCCGCTTACTTCAAAAATAAAAGTATAGGCATTAATTATTTGTTTGCATTGTAAAGACTTAGCAGGGCTTGCAGCTGCATCTTGTGTTGCACCATGAACAGTATAGGTAAAAGTTGTGCTAGTTGGTACGCTGTTAAGTGTAGTAACTTTGTTGTAATTCTCATTACTAGCACCAAAAATTTGCACTTCAACATTAGCATTATTAACATATCCATGCGCTGTTTTAGTGGTTACTGTTGCAGTAGTTCCGCTAATTGTTATGCTTTCAATATCAATAAGAGGTGCAGATAAGAAGTGGTTTTTATCAGTATAAAGCGTTTTAGTTCCATTATAATCAGATTGAGTAGCTCCGTTTATTTCAACTGTTGTATTGCCTCTAATTAAAGGGTGTTTGCCTGATGTAATTGCTAGAGCATAATTACCAACTCTTGTTAAAGAAGTTATTGTCAAAGGCACTTTTGCACCAACAATTAAAACTTTCTCACCAACTGATAGTCCGTGCGCTGTGGCAGTTGTGGCTGTTGCCGTTCCCGCTGTTTGCGTTAAAGAGCTAACTGATAAATTAGTTGTAAAATCACCAGTATATCTTGGTAATATTGCTTTAAGCTGATTTACTATTTCTTCTGTTTTCATTATTGCCTCGTGTTTTTTAATCCATTACCATATCTTAAATCTAAGATTGTAATAGTATTCTCATAATATTCTCTGTAAACTAAAAAAGCATTAGTTAAATACCATACTTGAGCTTCTAAGCAACTAATTCGTTCTTTGTCTGTTTTTGGATTAATTTGTTTGCAAAGTCTATTGTATTCTTTTTCTGTTTTTGTTTGCAACTTTTCAAAATATTGTGCTGCATCAACTGCATAAGCTTGATGGCAAGAAACAAAAAATAGTGTTAAAGCAATTGATAGTTTTTTCATAGTTATTTATATTCTGTTTTATAGCAAGAACACTTACCTTTCTCTATTTTTACAACTTGCGTTTTAAAGATTATATTTTCAAGTTCCGAGCATAAATCAATATATTTTATTTTATCCTGTATTTCTTCGTATTTATTAGTGCAATTGCTAACTGAAAAAGCCGATGTTCCTACCCAAACCGTATATTGTCCAAATATTTCTGTTCTTACTCTTTCGGGGGGAGAAGGTGTATTTTTTAAAATAAAATAAATAAAATAAAAAATTAAACAAGTTGTTGAAGTTAATAATAGTGTTAAAGCAATTGATAGTTTTTTCATAATTTTTTTGGCTCGGGTTTTTTGTGATATTAAATAAGTTTAGAATCTCTTAAAATTATCCATTGCAAGAAATGAGTAGAAATATCTCCAATTTTTTTAAAACTGCTTTTTTGAGTAGTGGAACTTTCTTCCTTACACACTTTATAAATTGTTGATAATTTTGTAAATTTATCTCTTAAATATAAACAACCATCTTTTTTAAAAACAAATTCTTGACTTAATGGTATAGGATCATTCAAAACACCTATTCTATTCTTAGTTCGTTCTAGATTATATTCTATTAAATCTCCCTCGAATATTAATTCATTATCAGAATCTCTATATCCCGTGCTTTGTTGAATCTCCCATTCTTCTTTATTTTTCATAGCACTATAACAAGCAAGAACCCAAGAACTACTCTTGCTACTATTGGTAGCTCCATTAATTAATTTATGAGACTTATAACAAAAAGCTCTAAATTGCAAATAATCATTTGAATCCGTCATATTGATAATTTTTTCGTAAGTTTTTTTCATAATTTTTTTAGTTAGTTCTTAATAACTATTAACTTATAGTGAATAAAACTAAGTTGCAACAACTATTTCAGTTTGGAATTTATGGCTTGTGTTATGTTGTTCATAATGTTTCCACGAGCTAAAGTAATTGGACGGATAAGATTATTTCTTGCTTCTATTTTTAGACCAGCAAATTTGTTTTTTACTCCTTTAGGACTATCTTGCCAATAGTTTTTATTATTAGCGGGATTTGTTCCACCTTTTTCTTGAATCGCTGCGTAAGGTGTGTTTGCAGATATTTCTAATCTATTAGTTCCCAGTGTTTTACCTCTTACACTTCTTGCTAATTCACCAGACAAAACAGCAGAGCTTTCAAAGCCACTATCATTTGAAGCTTGGTGGTTTATATATTTTCTTCTTTTTTTAACAATTATTGGATAAATTTTTCCTGTTTTAGGCTTGTTCATTTCATTTTTAATAAGACCGCCTGTTGTAGTTCCTGCACTGCCAGCAATTTCTATTGAGCTGTTTTGTAAACCTTTTCTAATTCCTTGTTGAATTATCTTATCAAGATTAAAAATTGATTTTGGTATTTTAGACTTAACATTCATATTTTAGTATTTGTTAAAGTCGCATCACCTCTAATTGAGCATTTAAGAAGCGTTAGCTCACTTCTTCCTTCATAATCTGGTATTACTTCAACAATTTCGTATCTATTGCCAGCATACTCTAAAAGGTGGATTTTTGAAGCAGTGATCGCTCCGTAACGAATAAAGAAATGGTCAGTGATTTTTCCAATCATATTTACCCCATCAAATATCTCTTCTCCACTTACGCTTTTTTGTAAAGCCCAAGTTGAAACAATCAAAGTAAGATTTAGGTTGGGATCAACTGCCGTTGTACTTGTAGCTTGCTTTGTTTTCTTATAAATAGAAACATAGGCTTTCATATCACCTATGCAAGCTTTTGCTGGTCTTGGTTTGATTCTAGCACAACTTCCCATATAAACTATTCCATTTTTCTTGTAAGTTATTCAATAATCCTAAATAATATTTATTCTCTTTATCGTAAGAGACATTTGTTTTAGCAATATTCAATGAAAGCCTTAACTCTTCTTTATCATGGTCTTTATCTTCCAAGAAACGAAATTTTTTAAGAAAACTTACAATTTTTTTTTCATCTTCTGTAAACTCTTTTCTTTCTAAGAATTTTAAAATCTCAAAATAATATTTCTTACTTATATTCAAAATTTGCGTTTGAGAAACTGCTAACATTAAAAATCTATAATTTTAAATTGACTAAATAAATCCATGCCAGCTTGCATATCTTTAGAGCTTCCACAATCACCTCTATTCTCATAAAGATAAGTAATGAATTGTAAAAGAGCTTGTTTTGCATCTTCTGGCACACTTGCATCAGAAGAACCATAACCAGCAACAAAGTTAATTACAACAGCTTGTTTTCTAATATCAACATCAGATGGAAATTCTTTATCAGCAACAAGGTAAATTGCAGAATAATCGGGTAAGTCTGTAATATAATAATTAGCAGAACTCCAAGCTGTTAAAACTCCGTTGAGATAATATTGAATTGAAGTGATTGATTGTAGTTTAGATTTTCTTAAAACAATTCCGTTGTCATTATATTTCAGAGCTAAGGAACTTACGCCTGTATAATAATTAAGTCCATCAATGCAAGGAAAGGAATCTAGGTAAGTTTTGTAAGTCTTATTAATTAAATCTCTGCCTGTTATTTTTTCAAAGGTTGCGGCTGCTGATTTAATAAGGGCAGTAATTAGATTATCATCAGCGATAAGGGTGTTTGGCACTTTTAGCCAAGTCTTAACATCAGACAAACTAACTGGCAATGTTGATCCAGCCCCAGTTACCAAAATATAGTTAAGTGGTTGCTGGAAAGGTAGCCAGTTATTGTTGTTTGCCATTACGCTAATCTTCTATTTACAAGTTTAATTGTAGTTGCTGCTCCACTTTGGGCAGTTCCTGAAACAATCTTTAAAAACCTAACTGAAGCAAAGTCAGCGGGGTTTGTTGCATATTGTCCAGATACAGCAACAACAGCAGTCAAAGCCGTGCCATCAGACATTCTTTTTAACGGCACATAAGTTCCAGCTAAATCATTAGAAGCTGTAAAAGTAAAAGCAGTTCCATTTAACGCAGCATCGGTAACAAAGGCTAAAAGACTAGTACCTAATAAATCTACTGCATTAGATGTTGTTGCTCCATTAGCAATTACAACTTCTAAATCAAAATTAATAACTGGTTGAAAATCTCTGGTAGCCATTAGCTTAATGTGATTTCGACTACAATAGTTGCTCTAACTGTATTAGTAGAAGCATTATTAGCAGTAAAGTTGATATTATTTCCTACAGCAACAGTATTTAAAGCGGTAGGAGTTGTAGAATTTACTTGACCAGCAGCAGAGCCAGAAAAGGGAATTGTAACTGCACCACCAGTAATTGTAGTTGATCCAATTTTACCAGTTAAAATGGCATTAGCTGTTGCAATAGCTCCATTAATAATAGTTGTAATTTTACTAATAGTTCCTGCAACTGGACATGGCAAATAAACCACCGCAGCAGAAGAAATATTTGTTATATCAACAGTCAAATAAACTTTTGTAAGTGATTGACCAACTTCAGTTTCAAATGAACCACCAATAATTAATTTATTATCATTACCAACTGCTGGTTCAAAACGATTTAATACATTTGACATTATTTTTTACCTTTCTTTTTGTTATTAGTTTTAATTTCCTCTTTGTTTTCAGAAGTCTCTTCAAAAACTTCAGGAGTTATTTCTTCCTCTTTATTTTCAGGAGCTGAAAAAATAGCTTTGTTTTCAAATTTTGGTAACATCTTTTCTTCTATTGATTCTTTTAAAATTCTTTTTTCTAGCCAAGATTCAAAAAGATAATTATTTATTTGCAGTCCATCAACATTATAAATACAACCTTTATTAAAATTTTTAATATTTATTCCGTCTAAAGAGCCTTGTGCATCTTCTAAAAAAACTACTTTTTTCATATATTATATATTTTAAGTTTAAGGGAGGATTTTTACCCTCCCTTAAATTATTAAGCATTAGCTTTTCCAGCTTCAGGAGAAACTTTTAAAGTTCCTTTAATTGCAACTGCTGCCATAGGAGTTCCATTTGTATGGGTTCCTGTTGCGTTAATTAACAATTTAAGGTATTGCTTATTACCAGGCACTTTGTAAGAAATTTCAAAGTTTTTCTGGTCTTCAATTGGAGCATCTACAACAATAGATGTCGCTCCGTCTTGTTTAACACCATTGATAGCAATCAAAAGGCTTTCAGAATCAGTAACATCTGCAAATGCAGAGTTGTCTGAGCTATCTTGCAATTTAATTGTCCAAAAAACGCTTCCACTTAAAGTGTCTGCTGAATTTCCCATATTAACAAGAAAGTCAACACTTGAAGCATCTGACATATCAATTACTGTTGGAGTAGCTGATGCTGTTAAAACTTGAGCTATAACAACATTTTCAATTTTAATTGAATTAAATATTTCTCTTGATGACATTTTTAATTATGCTTTAATTTTTAATATTTTGTAAGCTTCGGTATTTACAACGCCACCGCCACTTCTCTTACGAGCTGAAAACTTAACAGCACCATCTTGAGTGTATGGGTCTCTAAGAATAGAAACTCCTAATCTATCAACGATAGTGTATGCAGTTCTAATATCACCAAACATAATTGGTAATTGACCAGCAACAAAAGCAGTAGTTAAACTAGCTTGTAACATATCATCGCAGAAAATTACAGGGTAGCCTAAAATTGAATAAACAATTTTACCTTCTTTAGGGTCTCTGAAAGATTCAATAATATATTCGCCAGTTCCTGTTTTAAGAGTCAAAATTTTTGAGAAGAAAGTAACTCTTGACATTAACCAAGCTGAATTATTGTGATAAACCGCTTTCAACTTACCAGCTAAATTTAACAAATCATCACTAGTAACATTAAGTGAGTTTCGTGTTTCAACTTGCTCTACTTTGCCATAAACAGTGCCATCAGCGTAAAGAAGCAAACCTTTAGCTTGTCCAACACCATTACCAGATACAAAAGATGTAGGTTCTGACCTAGCAAATTTGTTAGCTAGCTTTCCAATAACATAAGATTCAATGTTAATAGAGCTATCTTCCAACATCTTATTAGAAATAAGAGGTTTAGCATAAATTTCTTCTGCTTCAATTCTTACTTTGCTAAAAGTTGTGTTAGAAGTAACATTCTTATTTCCTAATTCTGCAACATAAGCTGCGTCAAAATCATCAAAATCAACAATTTGTTCGTAACTATCAGTAGAGATATTAACTGATGTTGCTAATGCACGAATTGGTGAAGTTTCAAATGATTTTTGAATAATAGTGGTCGCCATTTGAGGAAGAACTAAAAAACCACCTTGGGAATCATCGCCTACTTGCAAAGTTTTGATTTCAGAGCTATCAAGGAAATTAAGATTCATTGATTTTCTTAGCAATTTTTCAAATGAACTTTGATAAGCAGCAAGTTTTTCAGAAGTAACTTCTTCTTTTTTGCCATAAGCAAGTAAAGAATTAGAAAATGTCTTAACTTCTAACTCATCAACATTATTTGATTTACCACCCATATTAGGTCTTGATAAAATAGCTTCACGAGCCTTAGATTCTTTTTCAAGATTTTCACGAGCCTTTCTTTCTTCAGCAATTTCGTTTGCTAAAACTGAAGCTTTCTTTTCGTGAGATTCCATAAAAGTACTAATTTTTGTAGATAGTTCTACATTATTAGTCTTTACAGCTTCTTCTAAGCCTTTT